GCTGATACATAGGCAGTGGTAGTATTACTGCCGTTCGCCGTGGCGATAGCGTCACCTAACGGCGAAAAAGTTACACCGTTAGGCGAAGTCGGCAGTGTTGTCGGGTCAGCGTATTTGGTGCCAAAACCCGCCATGGACCATGGGTAGACAATGAGTTTGCCGCCTACGACAGCCATTGCATCACCAGACGGGGTAAACGTCACGTCTCGGCCTACCGCTGGGTCCAATGTAGCTGGATTGGCGTACTTGGTACCGAAGCCTGCCGCTGACCATGGGTATGCGGTGATGAACGGACTTGACTCGTGCGCTAGGGCGACAACTTCGTTTCTTAACGGCAAGCCTGTTTGATACAGATAATTTGCCATCCACTTGGTGGCTGTAACCTTAATGCACATCAGCGTGTTGTTTGCTGCCACGACCAGAGGTCCCGTGGTGTTGTTTCCAAACACCAACGTGTCGTTCGTTATCTTGACGGTGACTAGAACACCGCCGTTCTCCACCGTAAACAGCAAAACCGTGCCGATGGGGAAGGCTACGCTGCCGTTTGATGGGATGGTGTAAGTGCGGGTGACTGTGTCGCTGGCCGGGTGGAATATCTGCTTGCCCGCATCACCCAGCACAAGCGTGTAGTCTGCTGACCGGCTGTTCTGCGGGAAACTGACCGCACCGCCCGCCGCTGCGCTAGATACCCACGACGTTCCGTCGCTAGTCAGGACGTTACCTGAAGTGCCGGGAGCGACAGACGTATCCCATGCCGTGCCGGTCGAGATGACCACGCCTGCTGCCGGGTAGACTGTGGGGCCGGTCGGGCCAGTCGGCCCTAGGTTGCCAACATCGCCAGTAGCGCCCGTCGGACCAGTGGGGCCTGCTACCGTTGAAGCGTCACCTGTAGCGCCCGTTGGCCCAGTCGGGCCGGCAACCGTCGAGGCGTCACCCTGCGCGCCTGTAGGGCCTGTCGGGCCTGCAACTGTGCTTGCGCTGCCGGGAACGCCTGTGGGGCCTGTGGGACCTGCTACAGTGCTTGCCTCGCCCTGCGGACCGGTGGGACCAACTGGACCAGCGACCGTGCTATCTGCACCCGCAGCGCCGGTCGGACCTGTCGGACCAGTGAGACCTGTCGGACCTGTCGGACCAGCGACCGTGCTACCTGCACCCGCCGCACCGGTGGGGCCGGTCGGACCCAGATTACCTGTCGGGCCAGTCGGACCCAGATTACCCGTCGGACCGGCTGATCCCGTCGGACCGGTAGGGCCGACGATCTGGCCGACGTTAGTCCAAGCCGAGCCGGTCCAAGCATACAGATCGCCATCAGCCGTGACGATGTAGGCGTCGTTGACGGCGTTACCCGTGGGCGGGAGGTCGCCAACGGTGGAGACAGTTCCCTTGATGTTGATCGACGCGCCTTGCGGTCCAGTCGGACCAACGAGGCCGCCGTAGGGCAGGCTCAGATAAGGGGTGACACCATCACCGATCTTGAACTTATCGGTGTCGGTTTCCAGCACCAACTCGCGGTCAGCAAGGACCGGGTTGAACGAGGTCCAGCGCGCCAGCGTGTCGCCGCGCAGGGAAAGCTGGAAGATCGAGGCGCTAATGGTCACGGTTGTGCGCTCCCAAGGTCAATAGATGCACCGCCGGTGTAGTCGGTCTCGGCGTTACCAGCGTCGATCAGCGTCGAGAGAACCGGAGCCAAGGCGATCCACTGCGTGCCTGTGCTGTAGTGCATCAGGTTGTCTTCACCGGCCACGACCGCGCCCTCGTAGGCGTTGGTGGGTAGGTCGATGGGCGTTGTGTACCGCAGCGAACGGCCAACGCTACGATCACGACCTGATGCGAACTTCACGCTGCTCATGGGATCACCGTATATTCTTCGCGCTGGTTTAGCACATAGGAGAGACTGGCGGTAGCGCCTTGGAAGTTCTCGCACTTCAGTTGCAGCCTGTCGCCGGACGGAAGGTTCTGCTTGCCCAGTTCGATCAACGCGAAGTCGTTCGGCGGAATATCCATCTGGTTCAGGATTGTCCACGCCACGTTGCTTGCGTCCAGAACTCGGATCGAGAACTGGATGGTGCTTGCTCCGTTGTTGGCCACGATAAGCGAGGTCAGCAGCGCCACCGCCTGCACGGGGCGCGCCGGGTTCGGCCCATTCACGGGGATAAGGTAGTTCGGCACATCCAAGATCGTCGTATAGAACGACGGAACCGAAATACGGCTGACGTTGAACAGGTTAAGCGGCGGGCGCGGAGTGGTGATGGTTGCCATGAGTTAGCCTCCAAGAGCCTGAATGAGTGGCAGCGTGATGTTCTGGACACCGCGAGAGAACGCCTGCCCTTCGACAGTTCCGCGCTCGAAGTCAACGCGCAGGTCTTCCCCGAGGTAGGTGTCACCCATTTCGGTCGAGAACGTAGCGTAGATACGGCCACCGTTGACCTTGAGGTTGACCAGCGCCGGATCGCCGGCAAGGCCGGTACCGCGCTGTGAGTAGGGCAGCGAGTTGAAGTTGACGCCGGAGCCGACGTAGCTGAACTGCTGACCCGTGGCCTCAACCACCGAGGGGAACCCGAGCCGAATATCCTCGGGATCGTCGATGCTGGTCTTAATCAGGTCAATCAGTGACCTAAGCATGGACTGTGCAGGGCTGATAAGAGCGCAACGGGCAAGGATGCGGTCGTAGGTGTATTCGTAACTGGCGAGGAAGATCGGCTTCAACGCCGGATCAAAGAAGTACTCAGCGTTCCAATCGAACAGACCCTTGATGAAGAACTGCGAACCACGGTCTTGACCGGACCGGAGGTCGTCCGCCAGTTCGCGCAGCAGGGTCCGCAGGTCGCGCCGCGTGAGTTCCTCCTGCTCTATCGTGAACTCCTGCACCTCGACGAACTCATCCGCGAGAAGCGCGTAGACTTCTTCGACGATGATATCGCGCTGCTCAGTGATCGCGTCCGCCGCAGGGACGTAGAAACCGCGAGGCTCACCCACCGGATCGGGGATGCGGATCGTGTAACGGAACCCCGTCGAGACGAGAGCGTAATCCCCGAAGGTGCTGTTGCTGTTGGCGACCGTGACCTGCCCGCCGTCGTGGCACCACAGGCCATAGCGCGACCAGTTCGTGAAGACCGACACCAACTGCACGAAGGCGTTGCGGGTCATCAGGTAGGCGTAGCCGTTCGGGTTGATCGAGGTGAAGCTGTCGATCACGACCGAGCGCAGCGTCGAGGACGGAGCCAGCACTGAGCCGTCCGCGCGCAGGTTGCCCGCGCCTCTCGGCATCAACGGGTTCCCCGTCTCACGGTCAATCGGCAACGTCATCTGATCGTACGTGAAGTCGTGCAGCATTGAGCAGTCCGACACGTACGGAGAGCGGGTGATGTTTGCGCCCGGCTTGAAGACGAAGGCGAAGCCCTTCTCCGGCGGGTAGTCATGCTCGGCCAGTTCCGCCGCGTCATCGACGTTCCGGTACAGCACACCGGAGACAGTGAAGTACTCCCACTGATCGGTGGCCGCCAGACCGGCGGTGGTGTTATCGTAGCTCGGAGGCGACTCATGCTGGAGGCCGGTGAACGTGAAGCCGCGCACCTTGCACCCGCTGGTCAGGCGGAACATGTTGTTCTGGCTGAGGCCGTTAGGCAGACGCAGCTTGGTCACGCGCAGGTCGTACCCGTACAACGCGCAGTTCGGCGGGATGTCAGTATCGGGCTGAACCACGTACTCGCCCGGCTGCACGATGACGATGCCCGGCTGGTTGAGGGCCGCGAGTTTCACGAGCGCAGCGTTGACCGTGGCGAGAGGTACCGACAAGCTGGTGCCGGTGTTGGCATCGCTACCCGCCATCGTGACGTAGAACGTGCGGGCTACCGAGTACGGGTCCGTGACACCTGCGCCCGGCGGGATTGTCCCTGCCGGCCATTGGAAGTCGTTCGGAATGACGAGATCATCAGCCGATACCACCAGCGGTGTCGGGGTCGGGGTGTCGCGCAGTGCGAGAGTGACGAGGTCGGTCTCATGCCCGATACCGAAGGTGCGGAACCACGGCACAGCATACCGGGCCGACTGCGGGATGTAGACATCGAACACATCGCCGCCGGGGAAACCCAGCGAGTACGTTGCGGTACGCAGCAGCGAACTCACCAGCAGGGTAGCGTCGGAGCGAATGACGGCAGTACCGATCTTGTTGCCGTAGCCGTTGTACCAGTCGACGCCGGCGGTGATGCCGTCGTTCGCTGGGTCGCCGCTGTCCTTGAACCGCTGGTACGCCACGCGGAAGGTGTAGGTCTGGTTAGGCTCCAGCGGGACGCTGTCCAGCATGAAGGCCGATCCGACACCGGCGAAGCGATAGACGTTACCGTTCAGGCTGGCAGTGACCGAGCCTCCGGACAGAGTGAACCGGCTGGGGGCATCGCCGGGACGGAAGTCGCGGAACGGCTTGTCGTCGCGCGTGGCGTCCTCGATGGCTGCCTCGATGTTGCCTACCGTCACCCGCAGTTCGACCAAGCTGCCGGGGTTGAACGACAGCGCCGCCGTCCCCTCCTGCGCGCGGACGACCGTCAGCGTATCAGTCGACCGGGCCGTAGCCTTGACGATCTCGAACAGGCCGTCAGCCGATACGATGGTGGCGAAGAAGGTGTCGCCCGTGGTCAGGGTGGGGAAGGCCGCGCCGGTCCCGGTCGACAGAACGATCTGCGTGTCACTGCCGGTGATGGCAGTGCTAAGAAACCCCCGAGCATTGTTCTTGAGTTTAACAACCATCCGAGGACTCCATCAATCGAAGGGCTGCATACGGGCGTACACAGTTCCACGTGCGTTCCCGATATTAGCGCGGGCACGCCTCTCGGTCACGTGATAAGTGTACTGCCGCGCGTGATACGCAGCGAGTTCTCTGTCTTTCCACGCTTGGTTCGGCATAACCAGCAGGTCTTGCAGCGCCCCATGGAAGATGACGTCCTCAAGCTCGTCGAAGATGTACTCCGGCATACCGCCCGCGTTGCGCTTCGGCTTCAGCGCATAGATAAGTCTCAGCGTGTATGCCTTCTCGTCGTCCGGTGACGGCAGCACGACGAACTGATCGGGGCCAAGCTGAGTGATGACGCGCGGTTCGCTCGTTTTTTCCAGCGCCTCGTCCGTCAGCGTGAAGGTCGAGCCTGCGTTGAAGCTGCCCTCGTTGAACTCTTGGTTGTTGAACGTGCCGCCCTCGGTCCAAAGCTGGCTGTAGTCCTCACCGCTGTACAGGTCGGCCCATGCCGGGTAGCGCCGCAGCGCCTCCTCCAGCGTTACGCGGTCAAGCGGGTAGCCGTTCACCGCCGCATCGAAGACAGCGTGGACATCGGCGTTTGCCGGCTTGCGGTAGAAGTACTGATGGACCGCAGGCGTCAGGTCGTAGGTCGGCTGGGCGATGCGCCATGCCAGCGTCCGCTCACACACGCGGATAGCCGCGATGCGGATCGCAGACTCCATGAGCGGCTGCGGGCAACCCGGTACGTTCGGGTTGATGCGCGGGATGAGCGAGGCGAAAGTCCTGTCAGCCATTAGACCACCTGCCTCGGATCAAGCCCGCCTGCGTCGGTATCAGTGATGGTGCGGGTCTGGAGACCGGCGACCAGCGTCTGGTTGAACGAGTCGAGGAACAGCTTGGCGCGGCCTGTGCTGACATGCTCGTCGTCGATGGACTGCGACAGGAACACCGTACCGTCTACCAGTGATGGGAGGTAGGTGTCGCTCAGCAGGTCGATCTCTTGGTTGATCGTGTAGTCGTCGGGGGCGACTGCATACTCAGTGACCAGCGAGACGCCGTCTGCCGGCGCAGGATAGAGGAAGTAGCTCGTCGGGTTACGGACGTGCCGGACGTAGTTCACTGGCTGCCCAGCGGGCGCTGAGCGCCAACCGGGATACGTCTGGTCGAGAGCGTTCTTGTCGACCTCAGTGATAACGTCTCCGCCCTCGACGTTGTACACCTCGACAAGACGGGTGGCCTTGGACGGTAGCCGCTGCACAACCGTGTTCGGCGTCGTGGCTACCGTCTCGAAGACCGTGAACAGATCAGGCCGGACCATAGCCATTCGCTTCAGTGCCTGATTGACAAACCCCAGCAGTACCGCGTCGGTGTAGCGATACGGAGTCCGGGTGTCCTGCACCAGTGGGCGAACTTGGGCTATGATCTCAGCAGGTGTCACTCAGGAAAACCTCGACTGGCTTCGGCTGCCAACTCGGGATCGGTATACACTGGTTGTGGCTGAATGTCAGTAGCCAGATCGAGACCGGGCTTGGCGACCTTGCGGCGCTTGGCGATACGTGTTTCGACCTCATCGTCGATGAACCGCTCAGGGTACGCAACCTGCTCCGGCACCACTTCGCAATTCGGATTGCGGGCCAGCATCTCGTTGTAATCATAGATGAAGCCGTCGGCCTTCACCCGGATGTACATCTTCTCACTCATCACTTCTTCCTCGCCTTGCCTGCTTCGCTCAACGCGATAGCAATTGCCTGTTTGCGCGACTTGACGACGGGGGCTTTCTTCGGACCCTTCGGGTCGATCCCGCCATGGAGAGTGCCGCGCTTAAACTCCCCCATTACCTTGGCGACTTTGTCCTTCGGCATGTCACTTCCTCTTACCCGATGGGGACACCGGCCACGATTTGCGGTCGGGGCTGGTCTTCTTGCCGGCCATCGCGCGCTTCTCGCTGGCGGTCATCTTAGCTGCGGCAGCGGCAGGTCGGCAAGCCGGGTACGCACGAGACGACTTCTCGGACCCGGATCGACCGCAGTCCTTGCCGGTCTTCACGTCGACCCACTTCTCACCGAACCACTTACCAAGGCCGCCCTTGCTCATTTCTTCACCCGGTTGTCCGGGCCTTTCCACCCGCCGCCGCGCTTCTTGTACTCCTTCGACGCCCACGCATTGGCATAGGCGCTGGGGTACACATCGAACTTCGACTTGGCCTCAGACTTGACCTTGGACCAGAGCGAAGGGTTGGTGGGTTTGGGACTGTCGGCCATTAGCACTTCCACGCTTTCAGGGACAACGCCTTGCGTGTCGGCCTGCCCTTCTCATCCTTCATCGGACCGGGCATCCCAGACATCCGGGCGCAAAAACTTTTGCGCCGCGCCGCATCTTTCTCATTTGTCGGGTTAGGGGCAGGCGGCTTGAGACCCGGCTTGCCGGGGTTCGCCTTGTTGTAGGACGCACGACCCTTGGCGTTCAGGCCGCCCTCTGGGTCCTTCCCTTCCTTGCGGGTCCATGCGGGGGACTTGGCCATTACGATACCGCCCCTTTCAGGATAGTGAACTGAATCACCGGGCTATCCGTCCCCGTCGCGGGGATAGTCGCGTTGTCGATATTCCCCACCGAGATGACGCATGATCCCGCTGCCGTCGAGACGACATGGACCTGATAGTATTTCCGCGTGGCAGCCGCGCAGCCGGACTTAATCCCGAGGATAAGGACGTCGTTTGCCCCAATCGCGCTGTTCGTCAGCGTGAACTCATCAGCATCATGGCCGCTGACCGTTCCCGCGAACAGAGTGATCTCACCGGTGATCTTGTTGAGTGTCACTCCGGTCGTCCGACTTGTCGCTTGAACGACAGAGCCGCCCGTACCAGCGGAGTACCCGATTGAAGTCGTAGCCTCGACGGTCGTACCCTTCACCGAGGCCGGCGTTGTCGCGCCAACGGTGGTACCGTCGATTGCACCTGCGTCGATGTCCACCTTGGTGATGTTCACCTCACCCGTGCCCTTGGGTGTGATGTTGATGTCGATGTTCGTGTCGGTGCCGTCCGCAGCAAGCGTGTTGCCGTTAAGGTTGCACCCTGCCGCAGCAGCACTTGTCGCAAACGTGACGGATTCGACCAGCGTCACACCTGTGAAGGAGCCGCTGAAGGTCACACCGGAGATCGCTCCGCCCGTGATGGCGACGTTGTTGGCTGCTTGCGTGGCGATGGTGCCGAGTCCGAGCGCAGTACGCGCTTGAGACTGATTGAGGAAGGTGATCTGGGAGAACGCGCCCG